CGGCGCGCAGTTCGTCAATCACGCGCTCGGGTACCTGGCCCGGCGTCGGCGGCGGTTCCAATTCGAATGATTCGGGGGTGTCGGTCATGCTGCCTCCGTGAATAGGTTAAACATCGCGTCCACCTCGGACAGGAACTGCTCCGCAGCGGTTTCGATGGCGGCAATATCGTCGGCAGTCGGTTCAAACCGCCGCACGAACAGTTGCCGGTTGACATCCCGAATGCGCGGATCGTAGGCCACGAACTCGCACCAGGTCCGCCCGGTGCAGGCAAGCTGCGCGAGCATCTGCGGCTGGTGCTGTTCCGGCACGCCGCCGTCCATGACCCAGCCGACAAATGTGGTTGTCATCGGACATTTGACCTCGATCAGTCCGCCGCCGTCGATGAGTCCATCAGGCGTTGCGCCAAAATTATCAATCCGCGGATGGTCGTAGAATCCCGGCCCGATCAAGATAACTCCGGTCGCAGCCTCATACGCGGCCATTGCGTCCGCCTCGCGTTCCAAACCCCATTGCATCGCATCGTTGACGTAGTGGCGCACAGAATCGCCGGTTAACCGCTCCGCGACCAGTTCCCGCATATAGTCTGATCGCGCCTTCGACGGCTGGCCCGATTTCAGGAAATCCATCGCCACCGCCATCCGGGACGCCGTAAGTTTCCCCGCCCTTGCGCGCAACCACGCCGCGAGCGCGTCGCCTTCAAGTGGCATCGGTCACTCCCGCGTCGCACTTCGCTGCCGCATCCTTGAGCGCGGCAAGTTCGGCCTTGAACGTCTGCCGATTCGAGGCGCCGGTTGCCTTCCACGCAGTCTTGAGCGATTCGACGCCATTAAAAGCAGCGTCGCGCAACTCTTGCAGCGCGGTTTCCTGTTCCGGCGTCAACGATTCCGGCGGGAGGTCCGCCGGGACATCCTCGCCGGCGTAGATGTAAAGGCCGAGTCCGTGCAGGGCGATTGCCTTCACCAGACACCGCTGCATCGCGGTGTTGACCTGGAATGCATCCGGGTTCGGGATCGCCTTATTGCGGTGATCCATTACCGGCAGTTGCATCGTCCGCGCCTGGCCGTAGGCGGTCACCGTACAGATAACCATCATCGTCTCGCCGAACAGGACCGGCTCGGCGTAGGACCATGACGCGGCTGGGTCGCGACGCAGCAGTTGATCCACGGCCCACGCCCACGAGAGGTAGGAAAGGTTGCCCTTTTTCTCGATGCGGTTTCCGACATCGACCGCGGCCAATTCGATAAAGTGGTTTGTCGCGTCCATTGTTACGCCTTCTCGCCCACCAGATCGGGCAGCATCTTGGCCTGCGCCTCGACCGACGCGACCATCATCGCTCCCACGTCCTGCGCGGTGGCGACCAGGGCCGGCGCGAGAATGCGGATGATCTCGCCAGCCTTTTCGGGATCAACCATAATCTTGATCTCGCCGTATTGATTGGTGATCTCGATGCTGCCGGTCAACTTTCCCTTGTTTACGCCGTAAGTCTCTACGTCCAGTTTGATGCTCTTGATTTTGTTCATTCCGCCACCTTCGCCGTTTCGACCTTGACGCCGTTCGCCATCATGCCGGCGACATCCTTCGTGCTGGCGACTGCCACCGTGAACATCCCGGTGGTGACGTGGCGCAACGCCTGGGCGGAACTGGTGGCTTCGACGAGGTATTGCTCGCCGGTGTTGTGTTGCATAACGCGATATAGACGGGTATTCATGATTTGGTAGCCTTTCGTGGGGTGAGTGGTTTAACGTTAGTCGGCTGGCTCAACTGCGCCGCCGCAATCCGCTTGCGCTGCCGCTGCCGGAATGCTTCTGCGTCACCATGCGCTGCAGCCGGGATGTACTGCCACTTCGGATCGAGAATCGGGGCGCGGTTCATTCGTTGTCCTTCCGTTTTGCTGGCAAAGAAACCGACCACGCCGGCGACGCGCCCTTGCCTCGCGGCCGTCCGGCCCTCCCCTTGTCGCGCAGGACGAACGGGCGCGGCGGCTCGGGCGGCGCCAGGTACGCGGCGACGCGCGCCTTGATGTCGGCGTCCGTCATCGGCCCCAGCTGCGAATGGATTTCCTGGGCGCCGACATAGATCGTCGTCACGATGTACGGCGCGCCGTCGAGTTTGAACGACGTCACGCGGTAGCCACTCATCGGATGACCCCGGTGGCGTACAGGACGATGGCGATCAGGCAGACGACGACGATCAGACGCTCGCCCCATGTGTACGCGTCGCGGTTCATGGCGCCACCTCGCGGACGATGTACCCAGTGCCCGCGCAGACCGCGCAGCGATGGCCGTGCCCGACGATGGACAGCGGCGATGCCATGCCATCCTCCCGCCAGCCGGTGCCGCTGCACAGCCAGCATTCGACGCTGACGACCGGCGCAACAGGCGGGCCGCTGTACGGGCGGCAGGGATTGCCGTGGGTGTCGAGGATGACAGGCGCGCTCATGATTCCATCCGCGCCAGCACCAGCGATCCGACCACCGCAACCAGCGACGCCACCGCCATCAGCGGGACGTGCGCGTAGCCGAACCAGACCGCCGCATTGGCGAACCAAAGGACGGCGTTCAAAATGTGCATGAATTTCATAGTGCGCTCCAGTTCGTTTTGTCGTGGTACGACTGCACTATTCCACAACCGAACAGGCTTGTAAAGGGGTTTATAAAGGGGTTTACAAAATAAATATCCTGGATTATACTAACGCTTTCCAGCCAGGAGGTGGCGCCATGGGCGACCGATACGATAAGCAACTGAAGAGGTACGCGGCCAGGCGAGCTAGGGCCAGACGTCTGCGCGCCTCGGGGATGACTATGGTGAAGATCGCCAAGGCGCTCGGAATTACGCCACAGCGCGTTGGCCAACTACTGAAAACTGCGTGACGGAGGTCTTAGCATGATTAAAAGTGTGCCGTGGGCAGAGCGCGTTGCTGTTATGAAAGGCGATCTGGGTGAGATGGCGGTCGATAGTTTTTTAGCCGCCCAAGGGTATAAAAAGATGGTGCCCGGCGACCTCGGCGCTCACAATTTTGATCGGATGTACATTCCGACTATGAAGATGGGCGCTGACCTATTTCATCCCCACTGGGCGGACGTCAAGTGTTATACGCGACGTACGCACTACGCCGACACCGGGATCAATTTCAGCCACTTCCTGACCTATTGCGAAATCGAGGACGGGCTGGGCATACCAGGTAAAATATATTGGGTAGATGAGAATGAGCAACTGATCTACGGGCAATGGTTCAAAATACTGCGGACACCTGACCCGCGCTTTCGCCGCTATCCGCTCAGACAGGGAACGCGCGGTAGAGGCGAAAAAGTTTACTTCCCATTAGCGCTGATGCAAATCTATGCGCGTCTGCCCAGCAATATATCGCAGGAAATACGCGACTTGAACACCAGATCGTATCCGTACCCCAATCTCGACTTGTTCATCGGCTCGGAGGGCAAGGTATGAGTGAGCAAGATAGAGTGCCCGGCTACGGTGAGCAGGTTGCGCTATTCGACGCCGACCCAAGCTGGAAAGACCACTGGAAAAGAATGCCGGAATTTGAACAGAAAGATCTGGCGCCGTGGCAGTCGGTGAAGGTCCATTTTCGTACACCAGAAGATCGGCGCGACTTTGCGAAACTGATCGACCAGCGACTAACTGATATCACGCGCATGGTCTGGTTTCCCAAGGCGGAAATCGGCCACTTCGCAGGCAAATCCTGGGAGACTCCAGAACCAGTGAATCCGCGTTATCCAATCTACATCATCTCGAAAGGTCGCTGGGAATCTCGGCTTACCGCCAAATCGCTAGAGGCAATGGGGCTGGCGTATTCAATCGTGGTTGAGCCGCAGGAATACGACAACTACGCCGCGGTGATCGACCCGGCCAAAATCATCACGCTGCCATTCTCTAACCTCGGACAAGGATCGATCCCGGCGCGCAACTTCGTCTGGGAACACGCGGCCGCAACCGGCGTCAAGCGGCACTGGATCCTGGATGACAATATTAATGGCTTCTACCGCCTGACCGACAACCTCAAGGTACCGGTGAAGACTGGCGCCACCTTTCGTGCGGCCGAGGATTTCGTTGACCGCTACGAAAACGTGGCCATCGCCGGCTTCAACTATTTCATGTTCGCGTCGCGCAAGACGGCGATGGCGCCGTTCACCCTGAACACCCGCATTTATTCCTGCATCCTGATCGACAACTCCATCCCCTACCGTTGGCGCGGCCGCTACAACGAGGACACGGACCTATCTATACGCGCGCTGCGCGACGGCTGGTGCACAGTGCTGTTCAATGCGTTCCTGGCCATGAAGCAAACCACGATGACCATGAAGGGCGGCAACTCCGACGAGCTCTATCAGGGCGACGGCCGCTTACAGATGGCCCAGTCGCTCAAAGATCAGCACCCGGACCTGGTCGATATCACCTGGAAGTGGGGGCGCTGGCAGCACCACGTGAATTATCGTATTTTTCGCGTCAATAAACTTAAGCACAAAGATGGTGTCGACATCCCAGAGGGTGATTTCGGGTACGGGATGAACATCGAGATCGACGACAAGGGCAACGTAGTTGGAGAGACAGAATGAGGCGCATTCTCGTAACCGGCGCGGCCGGCTTCCTCGGCCACCACCTCTGCCGGCGTCTGCTGGCCGACGGCGCCTATGTGATTGGCGTTGACAATTACTATACTGGATCGGAGGCCAGTACGCGAGAACTAGCGACGCTGCCCATGTTCGAGATGATCCGGCACGACGTGACCATGCCGCTGTATGTTGAGGTCGACGAAATCTACAACCTTGCCTGCCCAGCATCTCCGAAGCACTACCAGCGCGACCCGGTATCCACCGTCAAGACCTCCGTGGCCGGCGCTTTAAATATGCTGGGCCTGGCCAAGCGCACCGGTGCGCGCATCCTACAGGCATCCACGTCCGAGGTATACGGCGACCCGCAGGTCAGCCCCCAGGTCGAGACGTACTGGGGCAACGTCAATCCTACCGGCGAGCGCGCCTGCTATGACGAGGGCAAACGTTGCGCCGAGACACTATTCTATGACTATCGGCGACAGCATGGGGTGAACGTGCGTGTGGCTCGAATTTTCAATACTTACGGGCCGCGGATGGCGCGGGATGACGGCCGGGTAGTGTCCAACTTCGTAGTCGCGGCGTTAGAGGGCAGGCCGCTAGAAGTCTATGGCGACGGGTACCAAACGCGCAGTTTCTGCTACGTTGACGACCTAATCGACGGCCTGGTGAAGCTGATGCAATCCGACGTTTGGGGACCAGTAAATCTGGGCAATCCAGAGGAAGTGACCATGAACGGCCTGGCCAGTCGTATTGTCGCGGCCACGCGCTCGGCCTCGGTGGTGGTGCAGAAGGCGCTGCCGGCGGATGACCCCCGGACGCGGTGCCCGGATATCGGCCGCGCCAAGCTGCTCCTGGGCTGGTCGCCAACGACGGCGCTATCACAGGGGTTAGACCGCACTATCGAATACTTCCGCGCTATTTCAGCGTAGACTATTCTGCGTAGGCAACCAATGGCCGTCGAATCGAAATCTGAAGTCGCTCGATTGCTCGCGCAGAATCGGCGGCAAAAGACGACCATCAGCCGATTGCAGGGCGAGGTAAATCTCCTGACCGAGCAACTATCCGACGCGAAGTTAGTTGCCGGCGCGATCACGCTCAAGCGGCGCCGGTATTCGTTGCGTGATTGGTGGCGCACGCAAATACGTCGGCTCTACCCATGAGCGACCGCGCTTACTTCGCGGGCCGATTCGCGGCTCAGGAAGCCCGGAAGGAATCCCACGCGCATCAGCAGATGGC